ATTGATAAGATAACTGAAACAGGCTGTGTTGCAGTAACCTTTATAATATCCCCTGTTAATACAGGTGTGCCTGCATTATTTAAACCATGTTGCAATACCATTTTACCAGGCATTAAATCAACTGAAGTATCTGCTGATAATGGTATCGTATCTGCAAGCTTCCCGACTGTGCCATCATAATAGGCAGTTAAACTAATTGTTAATGTCCCTGATGTAGAAGATGTATTAGCTACAAAAAATCCAATCATAACTGAATCTGCCGCACCAGCAACATTCTCTCCATCATTAGGGGCTGTATATATAGTAGTCTCGGTATTAGCACTACA